TTAACTGAAATACATAATTCCGTATCAACACCCGGCAATGTAAAATCCTACGCTAAGATAATAAAAGAGCAGTCAAATATAAAACAGTTAAAAGTTAAGCTATCTACTGCTTTATCCTTTCTTGATGAATCAAGCAATTTTGACGAATCAGTTAGCCGAGTAAATATGATTCTTGCTGAGACTGAGGTAAGCAGTGAAGGTTATATGCCTTTTAAAGATTTAGTGCGTAGTCGTGTTGCTGACCTGCAAAGAAGATTTGACAATGGGGGTGGATTTGAGGGTCTAAGCACAGGATTTAGATCAATGGACCAAAAAATAATGGGACTAAAGCCAGGTGATTACTTTGTTATCGGTGCGAGACCATCAATGGGTAAGACTGCCTTTAGTTTAGCATTAGCGACAAATATGTCTAAAATTGCTGGCGATGTTCTTTATTTTAGCGCCGAATCAACAAAAGAATCTTTGACCGATAGAATGATTACTACCACATCAGGCGTTGAATCAAAGCACCTTAGATCTGCCGATCTTGATCAAGCACAGTGGGCCTCTTACGCGGCTGGTGTACCCTTAATTATGAATCTACCTTTTCACCTTATTGATATATCGTCCATAGATATTGCACATGCTCAAGCTATTGCTAGAAAGTTTAATAGAAAAACTAAATTGCAGGCAATATTTGTAGACTACATACAGTTAATGACATGCAAAGGTGCGACTGGTGATTTTGACATAGTAAGCAATATAAGCCGTGGATTAAAGAAAATGGCTAAAGAGTGCGGCTGTCCTGTAATCGCATTAGCACAGCTTAGCAGGGGTGTTGAACAGCGTAACGACAAGAGGCCAGTGTTGTCTGACTTAAGATCTACAGGCCAGATTGAGCAAGATGCTGACTATATCGGTTTTTTATATCGTGATGAATATTATAACGATGACACTAGAGACGTAGGCATTACAGAGTTTTCAATGAGAAAAAGCAGAGACGGCGAGACGTTTAAGCAGTTCTTTAGCAGTGAGTTATCTAAGATGCTTTACACTGAAATTAACTATGTTTCTCAGGAAAAAGAGGATTCTTATACCCCGTTTGCTAGGAACAAATAATGAATATTAAAGATAAAAGTTCATCTGATGCAGTCAAAGAGTTTTTGCAATTATATTTTAAGGATGATAAGGAAGGCGATATACTGTCTTTTGGTCATGCTAAGTGTAAAGAAGATATGAAGATTGTCTTTAACGATCCGCTTATGTTTAACAAGAAAAATATTAAATAGATGTATCATTGTAATACTTGTGTTACAATATATACATAAACAGAGAGAGCGGCAATATGTCAAAATATCATAGAACATTTAGAATACAGGAGGATATAGGAGATAGAATAGACCGAATATGCACACGTAGAGGAGACTGGTCTTATCATCTAAATAATGCGCTACGTGAATATATTAATAATCATGAGTTAAAAAATAAAATTTTGAAATCATACGAAAATTCTAATGATAGCGGTGCTTAAATATGACAAATGTAATTAATATAAATAATGCAAAGTCAGAAAATATAATTATTATAGAGGTTGAATTAGATTCACAGATAGATATTTTAGAATCAAATTTTTTAATTGATTTAGATGTAAAAAAAATGATCAATACAAAAGGTGAGGAATATTATACAGCTATAATGAAGTCATTGTTTCATGATGATTTAATAAGTAATTTAGCCTGTAAAGAATGGAATAATTTATTTTCAGAGAATGGATTTCGTGCAATATCGGATATATCTTTTACTTACATGAAAATTGTTTCTGATACTCTTAGAGAGAGTTAAGATATTTTTATAAAAAGACAATAAATAGGTGATATATGGCTAATTTTGAACAAATGTACGATATGAAAGTTAAGCTCTACGACAATTTATCAGATGCTATAGACATAAGTAGAGTACATATAGGCGAGGGGCTGACTGACACGGACGTTATTGGAGTCATTGAGAGAGTTAAGCTAGACTATTATTTTAACCTTAAAGCCGGTGATTTATGACACAATTTGTATCTGTTGGTAGCAAAGTACATTATTTTCCTGAATACAGGAAAGGTCGTGGCAAGTACGCTCTATGGCTTGTTGATGGCGAATGGGTTACATCATCAAAAACTAATGAAGAACTTGCAGAGATTAACGCTAGAGTTGAAAAACATAATAATCGTGCTGATATAAAAAATGCTAAGTTCATAGATCGATTAAGTATTAAAAATGTCACTAACGCGATTAGTTATGTTTACGCATTGCAAATACGCGATCTTATTGAGTCAAAACAGTTTACATTTCGCAAAGTAAGCGAGTTATATTATGTAGACAAAACAAGCATCTATTTAATTATTTATCTACTTAAAAGCTTTGGCGCTAAAGGATTTTATAAATATGAATAACGATGAATCAATAACACATAGCAATAGCAACAATAGCAAGCGACAGAGGATCAGCGATGAAATTGCACAGCAGACAGCAGACTACTTAGCTAAGGGGGGTACGATTATCTTCACTAGGCCATTGTCGGGTGTTAATCAGCTTAACCTTGAGCAAGCATTGCGAGTCAATAAGCGCAAAGACATGCAATTCACGCCGTCAAAGCGATGCAGGAAGCCAGCGCCAAAAATCATAGAGCTACCGCGCCAAGACAAAAGCGCGGGTTATGACGAAGAGGAGCTTCTAGGTGATACGGTTAGCGATGATGAATTCTATTCAAAATACGGCAGGTAATAACATGATAAAAGAAGATAAAGTAGAAGCAGCACTAACTTATTTACAGTCAACAGACGAATCTTGTGCACATTTAAAAGCTACAATGAAAGGCTTAGACGATCAAAAAAAGACAATACACGCTATTCAGGTGCTTAAACATGAAGGTGCTATAGGTCTACGTGAAAAAATTGCTTATGCTTCACAATCTTACATAGACCACCTTGAGAAGTGCCAAGACGCGGTGTTTGAGTATGAGATAGAAAACAACCGGCGCAACACATCTATTTTATTGATTGAAACATGGCGCTCAATGAATGCTAATCAGAGACGCGGAAACATTTAACACAGTAGAGGATAGTATGGACAAAATTATAATAAATGATTTACTACAGACTCCTTTATGGGTTTATAAGCCATTAGGTCATATTGATCTAGACCCGTGCGCAGGCAAAAATACTGATATTGCAAAAGTTAATTATAGGCTTGAAGATAATCGCAATGGCCTAGAGGAAGAGTGGCATGGTTTTGTATTCTGCAACCCTCCATTCTCACAGAAGCTTTTATGGATTGAAAAAATGATTTCTCATAAAAACGGTATATTATTGCTGCCTGAGCGAGGGAGCACGCCTTGGCATGGCCCATGTGCTCAAAAGGCTGGTTATCATTTTACAATGGGAAAGAAAATAAATTTTATAGGAGGAAGTAGCAGCAATCCCACTGGTAGCACACTATTTTTATTTGGCGATCTTGCATTATCTAAAGTCTTAGACAGCGAGCTGACAGGTACTTTAAATAAAGTTATTAAATATAAAGATAGATATTAAACAGTATAGGATAAGACAGTGAAAACCAAAAAATGCAAACAATGCAAAAGTTCAGTTTTAAACGAAGATATTGCAGTAAGGACGCCATTGTTTGTGTTTTGCTCTTTTGAATGCGGCAAGGATTACGCGCTTGTTAAGTCAAGGGCTGCTAGACTGAGACTAGACAATAAAGCTAAGAAAGAGGCAAAGGACAAGCATACGGCAGACAAGGAGCGTGTAAAGACAAAGGCTAAATGGCTGCAAGAATTACAGGTTTTAGTTAATCAATACGTAAGAATAAGAGATAAGAACTTAGAATGCGCGTCATGCGAAAAAGGGCCAACGTGGGGCGGTCAATGGCAAGCTGGACACTATTACAGTAGAGGCCATAGTTCATCGCTAAGATTTAACTTGTCCAACATAAATAAGCAATGTAGTGTATGTAATAACTATTTAAGCGGCAATATAGGCCAGTACACGCCAAAGCTGATTGATAAGATAGGTCAGGATAGGTTTAATTATTTAACGGCTCACAAGTCAGATATAAGATCTTATGATGTAGAGTGGATAAAGCGAGCGATAAAGATTGCACGTAAAGCGGTCAAGCGTATAAAGCTAAGAGACTACGGCTTAATTAATTAATACTTGTTTGTATAGTGCTAGCATAGTAAAATATAGATATTAAATAAACTTAATTTGTGGTAAAGCATGATATCAACAAAAAACTTTAATCCTACTCAAGATCAAAAGCTTTTGTGTACGTGCTCATACCATAAATGCGACAAGAGAAGTGTTAGTCAATCACATTTAAACCGTATACAAGACGTAAGAGACATACTAGGTTATGGTCTACAGGTTACAAGCGGTGGCAGATGCCCTTATCATCCAAACGAAGTGCATAGAACCACGCCAGCAGACCACCAGAAGGGCGTTGGATGTGATGTATCAGTAATAGGCAGCATACGCGGTAACGTCGTGCAGGCAGGCATTCAGGCAGGTTGTAATGCAATAGGTGTTGCAAGAACATTTGTACATCTAGGCTATCGTGAAGACTCGCCAGCGGGTCATTTAACAATGTGGGTATATTAACAATGTTTAGCCAACTAATAGCGCCAATCAGTACAATTATAGATAAGTTTATCCCAGATGCTGACATGAAAGCTAAGATTGCTTTTGATCTTGCTACTCTTGCAGACAATCACGCTCAGACACTAGCGCTTGCACAGATAGAAGTTAACAAGGCAGAGACGGAAGGCAATTGGTTTCAATCAGGATGGCGACCAGCTACCGGGTGGGTCTGCGTATGTGGATTTGCTGTCAACTTTCTTATCTCACCGTTAGCGGCAGGCTTTAATATTGTCATACCTCAAGCTGATTTATCGGTAATGTTGCCCGTATTAGCAGGAATGCTAGGATTAGGCACGTTAAGAACATTTGAACGAACCAAAAAGGTAGGCAAGGCATGAAAACTTATGGAAATAAATCAAAACCTAAAAAAGTTAAGAAACCAAAATAAAGTGATGTTTTTATGAGCGTGACAAGAGAAGAGCTACAGAAGGCAACGGATTTACTTAGTCAAAAGATCGATGATCGACACGATAAAATTATAACCAAATGGGATGAACTCGCTAGCTCCATTAATGGCATGAACATAAGCATAGGCAGGTTTTTAGAAAAGTTTGACTATCAAGAAGAAGCAAACGAAAAGACGAGCGAAGAGCTACGTAAAATACAAGCACAGCAGCATCTAATGCTAATCAGCATTGTAGAGCTACAGACAAACCAGAAGAACAGTAAAAACTTTTGGGATAAGTTTGGCGTGCCTCTCATGTTGCTAGTATTTGTCGGGTTGTCTGCGATAAACTATTTTAAAGTATCAGTGTAAACAACGCTTATAAGTGATAAGTAAAAACTAATTCAGTGGATTAGATAAATGTTAGAAATTAAGTATAGATTAACGTCTGAGTTAATTGGCTATGTAAACAACAGCCGCACTCACTCAGATGACCAAGTTGCACAAATATCGGCAAGCATTAAGGAATTTGGCTTTACCTAGCAATCACCTAAGGAGTTTGGTATAATACCCTCTAATTATAAAGGTGTCAGAATGATAGATATACTAAATTATCCCAACTATAAAATTACAGATTCAGGCGATGTTTACTCGGTTAAGCTTAAACGATTTATGAAAGCTAAAGTTAATAACGGGTATTCAAGTATTGGATTAAGAAAGGACGGTAAATATTATTATCATAATATTCATAGGCTTGTATTGATTGCTTACGGCGAACTTATTTTTAATTATCAGGATATGCAGGCATGCCATAATGATGGAGACAAAGGGAATAATCATATATCAAATCTTAGGTGGGCGACTCCTCGCGATAACACAAATGATAAGTATGCTCATGGCACGGCCTTTAAGTGTGATGAGGGTGAGCAGCACCACAACGCAAAGTTAAATATATCAATGGTTGTTAAGATGAGAATTGATGCTGTTTTTATGAACACCAAACAAATCGGTTTAAAATATGGGGTGGCTAAATTAACCGCTTATGACGCTATTGTTGGAAACTCATGGAAGTCTGTCAACGTGATTCAGCTCCCCGTTAATTTATCTGGAAGGCAGTACAATAGACTATGAATGACCTTAAAATAAAGTACCTAAAATCGGAAGATATAACGCCGTATATCAACAACACGAGAACTCATAGTGAAGAGCAAATTTCTCAAATTAAATCGTCAATAAAAGAATTTGGAATGTGTACGCCAATAGGCATACACAATGGGACTATAATATATGGTCACGCAAGATTTACGGCACTAAAGTCACTCGGCTATGAAGAGTTCCCCACTGTCGATTTATCTTACCTAACGGACTCACAAAAAAAAGCCTATGTGATAGCAGACAACAAGCTCGCATTGAATGCAGGCTGGGATGATGAGCTATTAGCATTAGAGCTTAAATCATTGCAGGGTGAAGACTTTGATTTATCTTTGATTGGTTTTGATGTTGATGAGCTTGCATTATTGCTTGATTCTGAGAAAATAGATAGTCTTGATATTGCAGAGCAAGATTACAGCGAAAAGTTTAGTCTTGTAATTGATTGTGATGACGAGCTACACCAAGAAGTTACTTTTAAAAAACTCCGTTCAGAGGGTTACACATGCCAAGTTCAAAGTTTGTAGTCTATTCACAAGTTGGCAGCTCTTTTCGAATAGAAAAAGTCAAGGGCATGTTTGATTGCAATTTAAAAGAAATAGTTAAAGAGTATCAAGTAGACATTCCTATAGAGGACTTTAATTGGAACGTTGGGCTGATAGTAGGTGCTAGCGGTAGTGGCAAGACAACAATAGCAAAAGAAGTATTCAAAGATTATGATTTATTTAAAGGGTTCGAGTGGAAAGAATCATCAATATTAGATGATTTTGACGAAAAGTTCTCAGCTAAAGAGCTAACAGAAATATTGTCAAAAGTTGGGTTCTCTTCACCGCCAGACTGGTTAAAGCCTTTTAGTGTTCTGTCTAATGGTCAAAAAATGAGGGTTGAGCTAGCTAGACTGATACTAGAATGCGATAAACCTTTTATATATGACGAATTCACATCTGTCGTTGATAGACAAGTTGCTAAGATTGGCAGCGCAGCTATACAGAAATTTGTTCGGAAGAAAGACAAAAAATTCATAGCTGTAAGCTGTCATTACGACATAGCTGAATGGCTAGAGCCCGACTGGGTTTACGATGTGAATAAAATGGAGTTTATCGACACTAGGGGGTTACTTAGGCGACCAGATATTAAGGTCGATATACGCAAGGCGACACAAGATGAATGGTCAATATTTAAAAAGTTTCATTATTTGACAGCAACGCATAATAAAGCGGCTCATAAATACATAGCTGAGATTAAAGGCGAAGCTGTAGGCTGGGTAAGCGTTATACATTTCCCGCACCCAAAAGTTAAAAACATGAAAAAAATACACAGGGTCGTTATAAAGCCGGATTATCAGGGTGTGGGGCTGGGATCTAAGCTAATAAAAGTCATTGCGGAAATGTATTCAGCCGATAATTTTAGAATTTCAATTACTACCGGTGCTCCATCTTTTATATACAGTTTAATGACTAGCAAATCATGGTTCATGTCAAGAAAGCCGGGTAGAGTATCGCCTACCAGCAAAAATGGCGCTCTCAAGAAATCAGTTTCTTCTAATAGACTAACGGCATCATTCGAGTACAAAGCATGAAAACGTTACATTTAAACTTAAAATCTGAATACTTTGAGCAAATAAAAGCAGGCGTTAAAAAATTTGAGTTTAGACTTGCAACTGAATTTTGGGATAAGCGTTTAATGAATAGATGTTACGATAACATTCTTATCAAAAAAGGTTATCCTAAAAAAGATGATAAAGAAAAAATACTAGAGTTTAAGTGGAGTGGAGCTGTAAAACAAAGCTTGTCTCACCCTCATTTTGGAAAGGATTGTGTTGAAGTGTACGCGATTAAGCTGGAGAAGCCTAATGGCTAGACCAAAAAAGACGCTAAAAGAAGCACTAAAAATAAAAGATAATATTGTCTATGGGCTATGCTCCCTTGACAGTGATGTGTTTTATGTTGGCAAGACGAAGAACCCATCTAAAAGGTTGTTAAGCTATAAATATTTAAATGATTGCCACAATAAAGAATTGGCTGAACATATAAAATTGATAGGCGAGTTATTTGTCGTTATATTGGAGCAGGGAATAGATAACATTCAAGATGCTGAAATATATTGGATTGAAAATATCGGCGGTCACCTATTTAATAAAATGAGTCGCCCATACAAAACTTGGTTAGATTATAAATCAAAACCTTGGCAGGCTGGTGTAGGTGTAAGATGTCCAAGCGATTATCTAATTTTTAATGTTATTCAAACTACCGGCGACAAAAAAAACCCTATAATGGATGAGGTTAGACTAATTCGTGACAAAATGAGCATTAAAAAAAGATGCTGTTATGAAATAGATTTGTATAAAAATGCTTATAAGTGCCAACAAAAAGACATGAATAAATGGTTTAATAGATGTATAAATGACTTAATTGGGGAGCTTGAAAATGGCTCGCCCTAAAAAAACACTAAATGCAGAACAGATTAAAGAGGTTCAAACTCTAGCCGCAGTGCTTAATCAATCGCAAATTGCTGATTATTTTGGCTTTAGTCAAGACACATTTCAACGACTTATGAAGAAGAATCCAGAGGTTTTGCGGTCTTATCAGCTCGGACGAGCAAAGGCTATAGCTTCTATCGCTGGAAACCTGATTAAAAGCGCCAACAACGGAAATGTTTCAGCAATGACTTTTTATCTGAAAACACAAGCGGGATGGAAGGAGTCACAAGATATTAACTTATCATCTGCTGATGGCATATCAGTAAAAATAATCGATGCCTGAAATTGAAGTGGCATTAACTAAACCACAAAGAAGGTTTATATCTACTAAGTCAAAGTATCCAGCTATTATTGGTGGGTTAGGTAGCGGCAAGAGCAAAGGCGGCACAATGCGCCTAACTTTAAAGCTATTAAGCGATCCCGGTGCCAATGGCGCGTATTACATGCCAACTTATGACCTGATAAAGTTAAGAGCTATTCCGGGCATTGAGC